TTATGGCAAGGTGCAGATTGAGCCCATGAACAGGTTCTACCGTGTGATCAGAATTATTGGTCCTACGAGTAACTACCTGTTCAGCCCGTTCTCTCGTAACACTACTAACTTAGGTTCTGCTACTACTGTTTGATCAGTAATTAAGTAAGATTTACGAGGGCCAGAGGTTTTTTGTTCCTCTGGCCCTCTTTTCTTTCCTATATACTTTAGAACATTATGTATAAATATCGAAGCAAATGCAGGTGGAATATGCTTCTTCACATTGATGGTGAAGTAGTAGAGATTAGACCGTCAGAATTATTTGAATCAAAAACTATGGTTGATTCAAGATACTTAGAGTTAATTAATAAACCAGTAGAAAAGAAGAAGAAGGGGAGACCAGCAAAAATTTCCAAACCAAATATCTTTATAGAGGAAAATCATGGCAAGAGCAGCAGCGGCACCGAAAGTTGACCCTAGACTTATGGGGTATGGGGATACCTTTGGTAACTACGGAGGTAGATACCTTGGGGATACTGATATCTATTCCACTGCCATTGATACTTTTAAACTAAATAAAGGTCTTCTATCTGATGGAGTTGAGCTTGATCCTTTTGAGCAAACCATTCACGATTTCGTTCTTGCTAGACTGGGGCACCCTGTTGTTAGGGTGGAGCTTACCCCATTTCAAATTAAGACTGCAATTGATGAAGCGATAACTAACCTAGACTACCATGCTCCTTTTTGGACAATACAATGTGCTACATTCCAATGTTCAGCAGGAGTAAATGCTTATATGCTTCCTATGCATATAGCCTATAACCTAACCGAGGTTGTATATAAGAAATCCTTACTCAGTCTCCAGAACATGGCTGGCACACTAGAGTTTGATTTCTTTATTAAATACTTCCAAGATAACTTCCTGTTTAGTAATTTTCAAGTATCTGATTTCTATCTAATGCAGCAGCACTTAGAGATGATTAGAAAAATCTTAAGCCAAGAGGGCTCTTGGGATTTAGTAAATGGAAATCTATTACAACTGTATCCAACTCCTGTTAATAATAGCCAAATAGTTATCTTAATTTACAGAGGCTTGGATACTTATACCATGCACCCCTATTACAAGAACTGGATTCAACGCTTTGCTTTAGCTGTATGCAAAGGAATCTTAGGAGAAGTAAGAGGGAAATATAAATCACTTCCGTCTCCAGGTGGAGGCGCAAGTTTAAACGGCGCAGAGTTAGCGCAACAAAGTGTAGCCGAAAAGGATAAGCTTAAAGAAGAGCTTCTCTCAGAAATTGAAGAACCTCCTGTGTTCACACTATTTTAATCATGCCTAAAGTAAAGGGAAAGGATTTTGGTTACGGTCCCAAGGGTAAAAAAGCCGCAAAGAGATATGCTGAGAAGCATGGAAAGACAGTTAAGCATAAGGATAACCCTGGGTATTATGCAGAAGATAAGAATTGGATCCAAGGCGCAGAGAAGAGTATCGAACGCAGAGGAACCGAAGGGAAGTGTACCCCTATTACCAAACCTGGATGTACAGGACGAGCGAAAGCTTTAGCTAGGACCTTTAAGAAGATGGCTAAAAAAAGAAAAAGCAAAAAGAAAGTTAACTCATCTACCGAGTATAAAAGACTAGGCTTGTATTTAGCTGAAGCTATGGGTTATAGAGTTGATGAGATTGCCTTCGTTCCTTTTGTCGCAGGCGCAGGGAAGCTTATTGCTCAGACTGGGGCTAGTTTGTTGCGAGGGGGTCTTGCTGGTCTCAAAGGTCTTGGAACTGCTGCTAAGACTGCTGCATCGAAGACCGCACAGGTTGGTAAGACTGCTGCATCGAAGGCCGCACAGGTTGGTAAGGCTGGTGGTAAACTAGCTAAGAAAAAAGTAACTGATGTAGCTAAGAAAAAATTAACTGATATGGCTCAGAAAAAACTAGCACAAGAGGTACAAGGGGAACAACCACAGGCAGGACAACCACAGGCACCAGCGAGGCGAACACGCACCGCTACTAATGGAGAAGAGGAAGAGGTTGAAGATGAGGTGGAGGAATATCAAGAGGAAGGTAAAATTATGAATAATTATGTTAAAAAATTAATGGAGATGTGTGACACCTGTGTAAAAGCAGGAGAAGACGCAAGGAAGGCAGAAACCAACCCCAACAAAAAACAGATAGCTTATAATAAAGCTCGTAGAGAAAAAGAACACGAATTGCATGGGGAGAAAGGGGAAACTCCTAAGAAAACTCAAGCGAGGCGAAATCCGAGAGGTGCTGGTGGACCTGGGCCAGGAATCGGCGCAACAACCCCCAGAAGACCTAAATAATTAGATGGCAAAGAAGAACTACAAAGCAACTACGAAGCTTCCTGAGCTTCCTGACCTTGATGAGGGAGAGAGTCTTCTTAACCTCTTCGATCAGGATAATCCAGACATTAACCTCTTCAACTTGGTTGATGATGAGATGATTCGTCTTGCTGGTTCTAAGTTCTCTTTCTACAAGTACTTTCAGTCTGCTGATTATGATCCTGTTTATATGGAGTCTCGTAACAAGCCTGTAGCTAAACAAGCACTTACGGTTCATGGTCACTACGATCCCATCTCTATGAGTGAGGAGCTTACTCAGTTTGGTATTGAGTTAACCAATGATCAACTCTTTACTTTCAACAAGAGTTATATTGAAAGGAAGATTGGAAGGTCTGTCATCCCTGGAGATATTGTGAAACCTTTTTTCCAAGATCAAAGGTATGAAATTTTCGAAGTTGTTGAGGATAGCTTTGAGTCGTATGGTGTGTACCATTTAGTATGCTCTGCTAAACTCCTCCGTGATGCTCCTGATGTTCAGGACACTCCTCTTACCCAGGTCAGCGATGAGCTTGGGGGGTATGCAGGTATAGATGACTGATTACAAATATGTAGATAACAGTGGGCTAACCACTACTTGGGACGCTTCTGCTTTCGAGAGTAGGAATGATAGGTGGGATACTAGGGAAGGAGATGTGCGTAAAGTAATTTACAAAATGACCCAAGCTAAGAATAACATCTCTTTTGTTTACAGAGAATCTCTACGCTCTATGATCGCATCCTTTAATGATGTAGGCTACATTGATTCAGAGGAGAAATTTAATAGTATCATGTGTATCCATGCTAATGCTGAGAGGGCTATTGCCAAGCTGAAGCAAGAGAATAACATCATCCTGCCTATCATTTCCATAGGTCAGACGGTATCGGATAACGATGCTGCTAGACAGAAAACAGAGAGTCTTTTAGTTAACGAGAAGTACTGGGATGCAGAAAAGAATAGAGCTTTCAGAGTTCTTAGTCTAGCCCCTAGGGCAGTGAATGTTAAGTATCAATTAAACATCTGGACTAAGTATATGTCCGATATGGATCAAATTCTTGAACAGATTAGATTAAAATTTAATCCTGAAATGCAGGTCCCTACTGAATTCTCCACACTAGCTAAAGCATACTTAGATTCTGAGGATGATGTAGGACGAATAAGTGTAGCTGATAAAGAAGATAGGGTTCTTAAGAAAACTATGAACATAGTTCTTAGAACATACATCCCTAGTCCTAAGTTCTTGTATACTTCTACTGGTAAGATTGAAGAATTTAAAATGGAGACTTAGTGATGCCTGATATTTGTGTAGCAACTACCGAAGCAACTTGTACCCATCAGCAAACTGGAAGTAGTAGAGTGACTATTGAAAACAAGGGTATTTGTAGGGTCGAAACTGATACTGCTGGGGGGCTAATTATTGGCCCAGGTTCTCAGAATGTTTTTGTAGAGGGGGAAAAAGTTTCTCTGCTTGGAGATGCCATTACCACACATGGAAAGAGCCCTCATGCGGCTGCCACAACAAACGCAGGACAAACTAAAGTAACTGCGGGGACTGGTTTTGCGGTTGATCAGGATACAACTGGAGATGCTCCTAGCCCTGATCTTGTAATGGATCCTTTTACAGCTAGTTTACTAGTGCTTCACGCTTCTGGTCAGGGACATTATCCTCCCTCAGACGCTGAGATGCAATTAGCGATGAATTTTTGTTATGCTGGAACGGGCACCCCTCCACCCGCACCTCCTTCCCCTCCAACTGTAACCTATTCATATACTATTACAAATGCTGGTGATGATGCAGCCCAACCCTTTGTTGTAGGCTTCTGGAGGTTCTTAGATGGTGCTGATGCCCCTAACGCAGCCATTCTTACTCTGGATGCTCTACACTTCTATCCTGAAGTGGAGTTAGTTGCCGAACAATCAGTAGGGTCTATGCCCCCTGGGGCCACATATTCAAATACATTCCAATATAATGATCTATATTATACTAATATTAATCCTCAAGGTCGTTATGCGTTTGGTATTTACGCTGATATTTATAATACGGCAACAGAGCCTGATGAGAACAACAGTGCC